AAGGGAATCCTTGTGTGCTTTTTCTTCTCTCTCTTGGAACGCTATATAATTATCGGTGTTAAAAGGCAACGCATCCTCCTCATTGTTTGGTGCTTGCTAGTATGTTATCTACTCCGACTATCTCGTCTATCACCTCCTCTAAATCCTCCCACACAGGGTTCTCCAACGTCGGGGGATGGTCGCCCCACAGGTGTGAGAATATATTTTTTGTCCAGTAGTCACCACCACCTAAGAGGTGGGACATATATGTTGGTACTTTGACAGGTCTACCACTTCTAATGGCAGTCTGGACACCCTGTTCCAGATACAATACCATGTTGAAGTAGTGTCCCATGTTGTGTCGGGCCCACCCTTCCATAGCAGGATAGTATTTAAACTCATCCATCCACTCAGGGTCACCCTTCACTGCAGAGCCACGAGCCGTGGTACTACCCTTGCGCAACTCAGCAACACGTGCTGTACCTATGATGTTAGCCCCAATAGACTTGGGGTGGAGTAGCTGCATGAAGCTGATAAAGGCTCGCTGCCACTCCCTGTATACCTCAAAGGTATCACGCGGGTCCTTCGACTCACGGTAAGCGTAAGTGAAATCATAACACAGTTCAGTGAATCCGTCAATGACTATGTCTGTGATTCCTGCCTCCTTACCATTGGGCGAGTTAAGCGCCCTCAGATATAACTCAAAGTCCTGCGCGAATGTTAGCGGGTCGTTCTGGGGAAGGGGGAACCTCACAATGTTCTCATCAGGGATACCGAGAGCATCATTCTCTTCCCTTCCGATGAGCAGGAGCCTACCATTGCGTCCTTCCACAGGTTCCCTCTTCCTAAAATCCCAGAATGCAGACGTAGCTAATGCTGTCTTTCCTACTCCGGGTCCGCCATAAAGTAATGTACTAATGTGCACGATATTCCTCCTCGTAATACTTCTCTCTTATTATGCCGTCAGTGTCCGCCCCAGTCAACCACCCTCTGCATATCTGCTGGTAATCACACCAGTTACAGAGCGGAGAGAAGTGGTGAATCGGGGCGGGACTGTTCTCAATTCCAGTTGCCAATTTTATCATGTCACACCCGGCGTTGTCAATAGCCATCGGGGTGATTAAAATTTGCTTGCCCTCGATGCGTGGTCCTTGGCTGCTCCAGAGTATGTGTTGGCGGTAGAAGGGCATGCCCTCTAGCCAGTTATATCCCTGTCGTAGTAGCCACGCGTACCGTACAGGCTGTATCCCCCACTCCTCGTAGTTGAGTAGCTTCTTCATCATTCCCGCTCCCTTTTCGGAGCAGGTCTTAAACTCGTAGATGAGTACGCCCTCATCGGTGACAGTCCAGAGGTCAGGCTTACCCACGTAGGTAATGCCGTCCATCTCTAGCTCTATCTTGTCCTCGGCCACAGGCACATCCACGCCGAGCAGCCAAGGAGGTACGTCCTTCAACATCCTCATTACGCCCGGCCTGAAGCGGTTGCCCTCTGGCAGTGTTGCCTCTGCGTGGTCATAGGCATCGGTAATCTTGTGTGTCATGAGCGCCCGCTCTAGGCTGTCATGAAATGTGATACCCGATGTAAGAGGACCACTAGGTACATAGTCGTATTCCTTTAGACGTCTACCACGGTATACATACTTGACTTGGCATTCTTGCCAGTTATCTAATGCTGTTACGCTAGTTCTCATGTGTTAAATCTCCCAGTGCTACTCGCTGCCTGCTATTCAGACCCGCTGCTGTCCAACCTTCCTCGTCATCAGACAGTAGCTTAATCATGTTTCCGTTGTAATGTAGGTTCAACTTTCTGGCTGTGGCGGGGCCTACACCCTCCACCATGCGCTGTACTGCACGATGGAAGGGGCTCCTGCCCTTCACCTTCCCATCAGTACCCGATACGATACTGAAGAGGTGTTTGCCCGGCTGTAATATATTCCTCGCTCGTCTTAGTGTGTTAAGTAACTCATCCTCATTGTGGGGCAGTAGTATTATACCACCCCGCAAAGACCACTTCAATAGCTCTATTGATAGGCTTAGTGTGAAGAAGTCCCACCACTCTGGAGTGAAGCTCTCCCTGTACCCGAACCGCAGTCCTAGTAGAGGGATATCCACTGCGTCTTCAAGTCGGCGGAGTTGCCGTTGAAGCCGTCTGTTTCGTAGTGAGGTTGCCAAGTCCCCCGATTTCTTTTCCTCGATACCCACGGTGAGACCGCTGGGGGTAACCATGACATAATCCCCCTCTGGCAACTGGGCGACAGATACCTTCTCCCTGCCGCTCCGCTTGATATACTCAACAATATCCTGATGTCCATCTACAATTATATCCTCACTGCTGCCAAGTTGCTTCTTCCCGCTGTAGAGCACGCCGTTGTCTACCTTGTACTTTGTCACTCCTCTTCCTCCAATACCTTTCTAGGTTCTGGCTCTTGGTAGTCCGTCCGTCTACCTTCATTCGTAAGCGCTTGCTCTTCTTAGCATCGCGCCGTTCCCATTTCTCAGACACTGTTACTCCTTTGTATCAATACCCGCTAGTTTTTCTAAGGCAGCAGCTATCCTCCATATCGGAGTGATAAGGTCCTGCATATACTGGTCAAACTGTACACCCGCTTCTATCTCTACAAACCCCTGCTTATGAGATACCTCCACCTGTATGGGTTTCCAACTACTCTGACCCTCCATCCCATGCACTCCCAAAAAACCATTTACTCTTGTTCTATTTTCGTCTGTCGCCATCCTTTATCTCCTCTATATTCTCTAGGGTCTGGTTTATCCATAAACTCCCAAGGTAAACACCCATCGTTGTGCTCTACGATAGGACTAGAACCGGGGTAGTTCATCATCTTACACGCTATTCTTTTGAATAGTGTTTTGCTAATATGTAGGGTGCCCATAATGCGCATGTGATAAACACAGCTTTCGCACATCCTGACTTCCTCTCCATCATTTACCATCAGCCCTACAGTCCACCTCTTGCGTGGCTTAACACAGGAGATGCAGTCGTCACGCATAAACTTCTCTGCATCATATCCTCCTCTCTTCATAAGCTGTTACTCCTATTCACCTTCTAATAATTTCATGCCGAGTGCAATTACACCACCGACACATCCTGTAACTATCGCAATGAACTCCACCTCCTGACTTAGTATGGCCATGACTGAAATCACTCCCAGTATCATTAAAGCCACAATTATTTGAATCCGTATTTTACCTATAGATAAATTAAGCATATTTAACCTACTTTAACCTCAGCATGTGTATCTTCTTGTTAACAGGGCTCTTATACTGCTCAAGGAAGTTTCGTTGCTCTAATTCCTGCCTGTATTTAATACATCGCAGTGGGCTTAGTCCTGCCTCTTTCTTTAGCACCTCATCAACTTCCTTAATAGGTCGTGGGCCGTCCTTCAAGAGCTTCTCAAGTATCTCTTCGGGGTCCGACTCAGACAGCATCAGTATACCACTTCCTTCATCAAAACGCAACCACCTTCGAGCCACTTCTGGCCCATGTCTTATCTTCTCCCACGACAGTTCTATAGTGCCGGGCAAATTATGCAATCTTCGTAACCTGATAATACTGTCCGCCCATGCAATGAGACCACTCCAACCTCGGAGGTCTTCAGCACCAACATAGTCGGTGCCGTCACCCTGTCTCACTGTCTTTCTGGAGTGGTGCACAATGCCCAAGCCAACGTCCGTATGTGTACTTAAAATGTCCAGACCACGTAGGAAGTCCCTCATAACCCTGTCGTCAATCTCACTGCCGGGTAGCAGTTGCGACATAGGGTCTAGAAAGACAAAGTTACAGGCAGATGTTCTCACTGCATCTGCAAGGTCAGTCCAACTCTGCTCAGTCTGCAGGGAGAAGTCACGTATGTAACCGTACCAGAAGTCAGGACACAGCCCAAACGCAGTCTGCATATTAAACGCTCTACCCTGCATCATCTTGGGCACTATCTCAGCCTGCAGGTACAGTATCGTGGACTTGGCCTTTGTCTCGTAGCCTAGCCAATCCTTGCCCTGCGATAGTGCATAGCACAGTTGCATGGCAGCGAATGACTTAAAATGTCCGGGTGCACCATAAATTATCACTCTCCCCTGCGGTACAATCAGGCCCTCCCCAAGTAGGGAGGGCTCGTCTGGTATGTCAAGGGCTATGAAGTCGTCAATCGGGGTAATCTCAATCCCCATACTTGTGATATCCGCAGATGGGACAGACCCATTCATCGTACCAGTCTTTGTAGAGTTTACCATGACCCCTCCCGCACCGTGCATTCACAGTCGCAGTCTTCTTGACAGCCGTCACATTCACACCAACTAATTCTATCGCAATTCTCTCCGCATGCACATCCTTCATATCCACCACATTCGCATGCTCCAATGAATATTCCACAGACATCGCAATCTCCAAGCCTGCCATCATAGTGTTCTATTTGTGTCAATGAAAACCCTCCACGCAACGAACACCATTACTGCCAGTATACCTGCATTAATTATTTCCAACATGCTCATAAAACTTCCTCCTACTTAGTCTGCTTGTAGTGTATGTATGGCCATACATATCGTTGGCGCACTTGTAGCAGAAGTTGAAGGTGTCCCCACCTGAATCAAAAAACCCAAGCACCCTAGTCTTGCCACAGCCGTCGCAATCAGACTTAGGGTTACGCTTGGGCCTCATGGGGGGCGTATCAAATCCACCAAACATAATACCGATACCCGGTATGTCCTTACCCTTACCAAACACTGCTGTTAAACTTTCTATTAATCCCAATTCGTTCCTCCTCATTAATACTGCTCCATTACATGTGCTACTTTATCTGTTATCTCGCTAT